ATCGATATTGCAGCCGACAACAATTCCAACACCAGTGGCGGTTACGGTTTTCCGAAGCTGCGGTCCGGAGTGTTGGATTCCTATCTCATTGATGTCTTGAATTACGGCAACTACACCATTGGTACTATTGGTTCTTTGACTGGGATTAATCAGGGATCGAACTACAATCTATCTCCATTCGTCCTTGTTATGAATACGCTGATCGCTGGATTCAATCGTCACGATGTGGTTCTGCAATACGCTAACACCATTGGGGCGTTCCAGGTTGGGGAGACGTTATCGACTCAAGTTGTGTATCCATCTCAGCAGCTTGGTTACGCTAATGTTGCTGGTCCATCTTTCCCGACATCATTCTTCCCGTGGACGATCCGCAGCGCAAATGCTGTCGGCTCTGTTATCTCCGCTAACGGATCGTCGTTGACTGTTCAGAATATCACAGGGCTGTTTGCCAACACCGGATCCATCACATATCAGTACGCGAACAATTCAGGCGGCTTGGCCTATTCGAATGCTACCCTGACATCCGCAACGACTTTGACAAACAGTGTCAATTCCGCTGAGGGGACCATTCTCACGGCCAATTCTACTGTCGTGACAATTCGGCCAACTGTGTTGAATTCTGATTTCATCATCGGCGGCACAATTACAGGTTCCCAATCGAACGCAACCGCTCAGGTCGTTGGAGTGAGCGCCAACGTCGAATCCACCGTGATGGGCGAAAACGCCAAAATCCACACCGACGTCAAAACCGCCAACGGAATTGTAACAGACGTCGACGTGATTTCGTCTGGTTTTGGCTTCTTGCAAAACGAATATGTGCAATTGAACACGGACAACGGAAACACAGCGATCTCTGGATATATTAACCTGCAGAATCAAGGCGTTGGCGAGGGTTATTTCAAAAACACAGATGGTTTCTTAAACTCCGACAAGTGTGTGCACGATAATAAATACTACCAAGAATTCAGCTATGAAGTGCGGACCGGCCTATCTATTGATCGGTATGCTGATATTCTGAAGACACTTGTTCATATGGTTGGAACCGAGATGTTTGGAAGCGTCGTTAAGAGCACGGTTATTCCATGCGAGGTATCAACGACTGGTTTCGATGTGACAATTAGCTAAGATGATAGACAACACAATTATGGCTGAGGCGGTTTAGAATGCCAAGTTCAATTACAAATAAGTTCCACGTTCAAACTGCTGAGCGCTTGCTTAACACGTTCCAAACTACCTCGTCTGAAAATTACTATCTGTTCACCGGGAAGCACACATCGTGGGTAGACGCAAATAACAATCCGGTGTCTGATGACAATCCACCGGTCCCAGCGTCAACAACCCTTAACACTGACTACACGACCTTCGATCAAATCATCAGCGGCAAACAAGTCACCAGTGCAGACGCGGTGTTGATGGTTCCGCGATATAATTGGTCGGCTGGCCAAGTGTACGATGCCTACGACGATCAGGATCCCGATCTTCTAATGATGAAGCACTTCTTCGTTGTTAACGCTGAGAACGGCAACTACAACGTCTTTAAGTGTCTATCAAATAACAATGGCGCCGCTTCGTTAGAGCCGCCGTTGTTGTCCGAAACTAGTGCATACGATGAGTCATATATCAAGCCGGTGGACCTTTACCATTGGAAGTTCCTGTATACTATTCCAGGGGCAACGTTCGCTAAATTCGCGACCAACGATTACATCCCTTGCTTGCCGTCAGCGAATGTCGCAATGTTCGCTTCCAATGGGTCGATTGACACAATCCTGCTGAACTATGGTGGAGCGTCCTACAACAGTTATAGCACCGGAAATTTCGTCGATGTTGCTGTGGGCGGTAATACGTATTTCTATGGCATCGCCTCGTCGGCTGCGGCTAATAATGGCTTCTACGTTGGGTCTTCGATCTATTTGAATTCCGGGGTCGGTGCTGGACAGCTTCGCAACATCATCAACTACATTATCTCTGGAACCGAGAAAAAGATCGAACTCGACAATGCGTTCAATCCGCTTCCAGACTTCAACACCACTTATGAAATCGGTCCACGCGTTACAATCATGGGCGACGGACAAGGCGCCACGGCTCGAGCCTTGGTAAATGCAGCGTCGTCTAACAGCGTATATTCGATTCAGATGATCAACCGTGGAGATTCCTATACCTACGCAAATGTGGCTGTGACAGGCAACACCGGATTAATTGCGATGGATTCCAATGCAGCCATCGCCGCTGTATCCGCGAATTGTCGCGTGATTATCAGCCCGCCGGGCGGCCATGGCTTTGATGTTCCTAATGAATTAAGTGCAATGTCTATTGGCGTGAGTGTGACTCTTGCCAACACTGAAAACGGCACAATTCCAGCGTATTCTGATTACAGACAAGTCGGCCTGATCGTCAATCCACTGTTCGCAGCCGCTAATGTCACACTCGCTAACGTGACATCAACTTTCGCCGCCGGCGAACAGGTTACTGGAACGACGTCAAATTCATCTGGCTATATTTCCAACATCACCTATAATGGAAGCAACGTCGGAATCATCGTGGCAAATGTGGCGGCCGCTTTTGTCGCCAACGAAACTATCATCGGGGCCAATTCGGCGGCTACTGGTGTTGTGGCCTCCATCGGCACGTCAATGCTTACATTCGACCAGCGAACTGTGATCGGCATCGCCAACACTTCTGGAACATCTACGCTATACCCATTCTTTTCCCAGAATGAGTTTGTGTCGCAGCCTGATACATCTGCTTACGGTAGAATTCATTATGCCAATTCGTCTGTGATGTATTTGACAGAAGTCAAGGGCAATTTTCTATCGTCCGATAATAATTCTGGAACCGTATATACGATCCAGAACAATTCCGGAATTGTTGCTCAGGTGACGAGCGTTGTCCAACCCGCACTTGTTAAATACTCCGGAAACATCGTCTATATAGAAGACGTTCAGCCTATTGCGCGGGCAAATACACAATCAGAGACGCTAAAGCTTGTACTGCAGTACAATTAATTAAGGAAGACAAATGCCTATCCAGACCGATCTTAATGTGGCTCCGTTTTTCGATGATTTCGATGAGACGAAAAATTATCATCGAATCTTGTTCCGCCCTGCTGTGCCGGTGCAAGCCCGCGAGCTGACGCAGGTTCAATCGATTCTGCAGAATCAGATCGAGCGTTTTGGCGACAACATCTACGCGACTGGGTCGATCATCGAAGGTTGTGCCTTCAGCTTTGATCCTGGGGTCCAATACATCAAGACTCCGGATCTTCGGATCGATGGCCAGCCGTTGAGTGTTGCTCAGTATGCGAATCTCACGCTGCAGAAGACTTCAACAAGTCTACGCGCGCTGATCGTTAATCAGCAGGCAGGTCTAGAATCTCAGGACCCAAGTCTGAACACGCTATTCATCAAGTACATCACTACAGGAACTGATGGAGCCAAGACTTTTGCTCCCGGCGATACTGTTGATGTACTCGATACGACGGGCACCATTGTTCCATCGTATCAATTCACCGTGGCTTCGAATACATTCGTCAATCCGGTGGGTAGTTCGTACGCGTTCAGTGTCGGTAAGGGGATTATCTATCAGGAAGGGCATTTCATTCGTGTTGATGCCCAGTCCGTAATCGTAAGTCCGTATACCAATCTTCCAGACAGCGTTGCGGTTGGCTTCACTATCGTTGAAAGCGTTGTTAATAACAGCGTAGACACTTCATTGAATGATAATGCGTCTGGATACTCAAATCTGAACGCTCCTGGGGCATTTCGTCTTCAGTTAACACCATCCCTTTCTGTGGCTCCTAAGCAGGATAGCTACGCAAATGGATTCGCGTCGTTGGTTGAGTGGACTGGCGGCGTGGTCACCAAGCTGAACCAATTCACTCAGTTCAATTCAATTGAACGCGAACTAGCTCAGCGCACCGCCGACGCTGCTGGGGATTTCACTGTTAGCCCATTCGTCATGACGACCAGCTCTTTCAAGCAGTCCAACGGCACAGCTTACGTCGCAAACACCACTCACGTTCAGCTTAAAGTGAATGCTGGTACCGCGTACGTTAAGGGCTTCCGCGTTCCAATCGATTCTGCGAAGACTAGCTTCATTCGTCGTGGCACCGACACAGCCAACAATAGCAACGTGTTGATCAGCACCAACTTTGGCAACTATGCGTTGGTTCAGGAAGTCGCCGGCACATTCCAATTCAATACTGCGGCTCCTGTGTCGATTCGCGATACCGCAGCCACAAGCTTGACGTCCGGAACCTATACGCCGGCCAACACTGGTCCAGGGGCCGAAATCGGCACGGCCACTTTGCTATCATATGCGTACGACAATGGCACTGTGGGGGCGAATGCTTGTCAGTATCGCGCTTATTTGACAAACATCGTAATGAAGCCGGGTTGCAATTTCGCCAATGCACGTAGCTTGTACTACAACTCCAGCAACACTGTTCTTGGTTTGGCGGACATAGTGACTCAGACGTCTGGGGTCAACACTCAGATTGCGGTGCTGAATTCTCCAAGTTACACATCTCTTGTTTATCCAGCTCCCCAGAAAGCGTTGGCTGCTGTCAGCAATCAGACATTCACGTATCGGGCTGCTAATACCACTGTTGCCTTTTCAAATACTTCCGGATCGCTGGTAATCACATTGAGCAACAACGCTGTGTTCCCATATGGCAACGGCGTTCTCAATGCGTCCCAGGAAGCGGACATCATTGTGATCCCAACACAATCCGCAAACAGCACTGCCAAGACAGGAACTATCATTGTCGCCAATGGAGCAGCAAATGCTGTGGCTACTGGTTCGGGCACTGCGTTCTTAACGGATTACGTGCCTGGTGATTATGTTACAGCGAACGTCGGCGGCCAAGTTATTCGTCGCATTCAGAGCATCGCCAATAATACCTACATGACCGTGAACGCCCCGTGGGGAGCGAATACTGCGGGCGTCGCTCACAAGAAGGCTTATCCGGCCGGTGTTCCGGTTCCGTTTGCTAATCGGGCCAACACCACAATCACAATCAGCAGCAATAGCGCCACGGCGACGATTAGTCTCGGTAACGCTCTTGAGACCTCTCCAGCTACCACGGTCATCTATAATAGCTTGAAACGCCCGGCGCAGTCGACGCTAAAAACCGTTCAGCGCAATTGTTACGCTTACATCGATACGGCTGGCCACCCTGCTGACAAATATGGGCCGTGGTGCTTGGGCGTTCCCGACGTCTTTAACATTACTGCGGTCTACAAAGATACCGCAGGCAACGTCGCAAATCCGAATACCAGCTTGAATGTTACTGGTTCGTTCCTCTTGGATTCTGGCCAGCGCGATGCGTTCTATGGCCTATCCTATGTGAAGTTGGCTTCAACGACTGGCTTGACCATCAACACTGGCGATCATCTGTTGGTACAGTTCGACGCATTTGTGCCAGCTACTTCAGGCGACCAGTTCTTCACCGTGAATTCGTATCCTATAGACGATACCAGCAACGCTGCGACCACAACGATCACGACAAGCCAAATTCCGTTGTACACGGCCACAAACGGCCAAACGTACGACCTTCGCGATTCTGTCGACTTTCGTCCATATGTGGCTAACACCATTCCATTAGCCAACACTTTGACGGACGTCATTGGATCGGGAACATTGGCAGCTAATATCGTCTACATCAATCCGTCTATCGACGTGTGCATCGGCGTCGCCAACAGCGTCACGAAGAGCATAACGTCTGGGGCGAACGTCACATTCTCTTCGTCCAATTTCACTCTTCCGGCACCGAATCAGAACTTTAGCTGCGGTATTCAATATTATTTGAACCGTGTCGATAAGATTGTCATGGATACCAGCGGCAACATCATCAATGTCGAAGGCAATCCGGCTATCAACCCGTCGGCACCTCCTGACATTCCGCACTCGATGACACTTGGGATTGCTGTTATTCCTCCCTATCCGTCGTTGCCGACCCTCGATGGGGTGAAGGCAAATCGGCCGGACTACACGATTGCAATCAACTCCCATCAGCATCGCGGATATACAATGGCAGATATTGGTGCCATCGACAAGCGCCTAACCAACATTGAGTACTACACCGCATTGAATCTTCTGGAAAAGAAGTCGGCGGACACCGTCATTCCATCCGCTTCCACTGGGTTGAATCGATTCAAGAATGGCATCTTCGCAGATCCGATGAATGATTTGACTCTATGTGCCGTCACAGATTCGGAATTCACGGCGGCGTTCGATACCAACACTAACACAATCGTCCCTAAGATGGATGTGAATAACATCAATTTGATGGTCCAATCTTCCGCAAACGCCTATGTGTCGTCTAACGGCTCTGTCGGTACGTTGGCATGTGGGTATGCTACGGTGTTCTCTCAGCCAAGCGCCACGACATTCCACAACGCCGCCGAAGGAATGTGGAATTGGACTGGTGTTGTGTATCTATATCCTGCTTCTGATTCGTTCTTCGACATCACGACGAACTCTGTGCCTGCTACGACCAATAATGCGGTCGTGGCTTCGACTAAAACCGCTAACACCGCTGCGCAGGTTACGGCAATTTCGTTCTACACTTCCCCAAGCGATTATATAAACGATTGCATGAGTGGTGGCTAATAGTCGCTAAATACTCAACATCCCATTCTGGTAGGAAAATATGGCCGGCACATCTCTAGTTTCAAATACAGTCGTGGATGCTATCACCGCATCTGTGGCCGCAAGTTCGAACGCATTCAATGTGCCGGTCGGCGATTTCTATAAAGATTCCCGGCTACAGACATTCATCCGTCCTCAAAACGTTGATATCATTGCTTTCGGAATGCGGCCGAATTCTCAGATTTTCGTGTACTTCGATGGCCAACGAGTAGATCAACAGTTTGTTCAACCAGCGATGTTACCTTCTGCGTCTGTGGGTGGCGGTTTGGTTGCAACTGGCGCACTCGGGGCTGCCCTGACAGCTAACGCCGACGGATCGTTTTACGCTATCTTTAATGTTCCTCAAGGCGTGTTTTTAACAGGTTCGAGACAACTGATGTTGTCTGATTCTGATTTCATCAGTGCGTTGACAGCAGAAACCACCTACGCATCAACAGTCTTCAACGCATTCAACGCAAATTCAGTGACCGTTGCTTCGGCTCCATCTCCCACAACAATTCTACCGGCAGCCAATACATCTTCCATCCCATCGCAGATTGTCAATCTGCTTGGAGTCACTAGTCTGACTGTTGAGTATTCTTCAAATGTACTCAATCCGGATATTTGGTCGACAGCGTTAGCCTTGAAGTGGGACGGCAAATCTGCCGTCAATCTCAACGTCGTTGTGGATTCCGGCGTCGTCATCGGCTCAGCGAACACTTCAGCTCCCGCCCTGAAGATCCCCCAGTTTCCGACTGGGTCCCACATCACCATCATCAATAACGGCTATATTTCAGGCGCAGGTGGCTACGGCGGTCAATGTGGCGCTCCGACCCCGTCTGCGGGTGGCCCTGCACTTCAATTGCTGAACCAAGCAACCATTGTTAATGCCGGCGTCATTCAAGGTGGCGGCGGCGGTGGTGGTAGCGGAAATGGCAACAACGGTTATCGCGAAACTGGTGGCGGTGGCGGTGGCGCTGGTTCTGTTCCAGGTAAGGGCGGTCCTGGCCGCCCGTTCGTCAATAGCGGTGGTTGGGGCGGCGCGTATGCGGGAACTGACGGCACCTTGACTGCTGGCGGCCCTGGCGGCCCATCTGCTGGTGTAGGAGCTGGTGGCGATGGCGGCGCTCCTGGCCAAGCTGGTAAAGACTCCAACGTGGCCGGTGGCGCAGCCGGAACAGCG